TCAAGGTGGCGAAGAACGGCGTCACCGCCTTCAAAAACTATCTGGGCATCAAATCACCCTCTCGTCTCTTCATGGCGCTGGGCGGCCATGTGGCGGGCGGCCTCGAACGGGGCATCGATGGCAACCGCCACGGCCCGGCCCGCGCTGCAGGACGCATGGCGGCGGGCGTCGCGGCGGCGGGAGCGCTGGCGATGGCGGCACCGGCCGCCGCAGGCGCGCGGGGCAGGGGTGGACCAGGCGACGCGCCAGCGGCCGGCGATAGCTACCATTTCCATATCAAGCAGCTGCCGGGCGAAGACGCGGAAGCGCTGGCCGAAAAGATCATGGAAAAGATCAGGAAGGCGAAGGAGCGCAAGCGCCGGCGCGGATTCGAGGATGATGGCGGGTAGCACCGCCCGTCACCGGGCCACCCGGTCGCCTCGCGCGCGCGAATGACCCACATGAGGCCAATGGCCTCGCTCCCGATCATCAGCCCAGCGCATCTCATGACGCTGGGCATGTTCATCTTCGGCATGGACACGATCCCTTATCAGGATCTGCAACGGCGCATCAGCTGGCGGCATGAGGAGATGGACCGTTTCGGCGCCCGCGCCGCCAGCCAGTTCGCCGGTCCCGGCGAAGACCTGGTGACGATCGCCGGCCTGGTCGTCCCGGAAATCGCGGGCAGCTATGCGTCGATAGACCGCCTCATCGAAATGGCCGACACCGGCGACAACTGGCCGCTGGTCGACGGGCGGGGCTATGTCATGGGCCATTACCAGATAGAGGCGATGGAATTGGGCCATGTCGGCATCATGGCCGGCGGCCTGCCGCGCGGCCAGGATTTCACCATGGATTTAAAGCGGGTCGACGGATGACCGCGAACAAGGCGGGGCTGCGCCTGACCCTCGACGGCGTCGATCTGGCCGAAAAGGTCAACCCGCGTCACATGGAATTGACGCTGACCGAAAAGCGAGGCGGCGAAGCAGACGAATTGAGCCTGACGCTCCAGAACGCCGATGGCCGATTGGCCATGCCCGATCCCGGCAAGATCATCGCTTTGGCGCTGGGCTGGGAACAGGGCGACGATGTCGTTGCCGGACTGGTCGAAAAGGGCCGCTTCACCGTGGATGAAGTGGAGGCCTCAGGCCCGCCGGACAAGATCACGATTCGCGCGCGATCGGCAGACTTGTCCGGCGGCTATCGCAAGCGCCGCACCAAGGCATGGAAGGGCGCCACGCTGGGCGCAATCCTTGCGGAGATCGCCGGTCGCCATGGCGTGACGGCGCAGGTGCATCCCGACCTGTCGGGCCGGACCATCACCATCGACCAGAATGGCAAATCCGACATGGCCTTCGTCAAGGATCTGGGCAGCCGCTTCGATGCCGTCGCGACATGGAAGGACCGGCGGCTGATCTTCATGCCGGTGGGCAGCGACACGACGCCCAGCGGGACAGCCATCCCTGCGCTCACTCTGACGCGCCGCGATGGCTGGACGTGGAGCTTCACGCGCGCGGAGCGGGACGAGAATGACGGGGTCGAGGCGCAATGGCATGACCAGGGCGCCGGGCGCAGGAAGAAGCACTCCACGGGAGGCAAGAACCCAAAGCGCTTAAAGCGGGTCTATGCGAGCGAGGCAGACGCGAAGCAGGCGGCCGAGGCCGAGGCGAAGAAGCGCAAACGCGGGGGCTATCGTTTCGAATATGATCTGGCGATCGCCGACTGCCGCATCATGCCCAACAAGGGCGTGACGCTGAGCGGATGGAACAGCCGAATCGATGCGGTAAAATGGCTGGTCGAGAGCGTCGAGACGTCAATGTCGGGGCAAGGGTTGCGCCAGAGGGTGACGCTGGAAAGCGCGTAAAATCGGCTATTCGGATTTGAGCGTTGAAAACGATCAACCATATGCTATCCTCAAAATCGGAATTTGACGTTGAAATGGTGAGCCGATGGATCGCGTTGTTGTTCGATATTCGTGTGGCATTCCGTCTGCGGTGACGGCGAAATTGGCGCTCGCCGAGTTTGGTCATGATCGGGTCGAAATAGTGCGAAGCGATACGCGATCCGAGCATGAGGACAATGAGCGCTTCATGGCCGACTGCGAAGAATGGTTTGGCAAGAAGGTCACCGTTCTGGCGAGCGACGAATATGAAGACATTTGGGATGTCTACCGTCGCGAGCGGTTCATCGTTTCGCACCAGGGTGCGAAGTGTCGAGTTGAGATGAAAATGGCGCCGTTTCACGGCTACTACCATCCGACAGACACGCTCCTGTTCGGTTTCACTTCCGACAGGCGGGACGCTGAACGTGCTATCAGGCTGAAGGCTGGAAGCGCCGAGCTCATGAGGTTTCCGCTGATCGAGCGTGGCCTCACGAGGTCGGATTGCATGGCGATCGTCGAGCGCGCCGGCATTGATATCCCGGTGATGTATCGCCTTGGTTTCAACAACAACAATTGCATCGGCTGCCCGAAGGGCGGGATGGGCTACTGGAACATGATCCGGGTCCACTTCCCGGACCAGTTCGAACGCATGGCCAGTATTCAGGACGAGCTTGGTCCTGGCTCGTGGTTTCACGTTCGTCGCGGTGAGCGGATCTCGCTGCGAATGCTCCGGCCGGAAGACGGGGACCATCGAACAGAACCGGCTTTCGAATGCTCGATCATGTGCGCGCTGGCCGAACAGGAAATGGCCGCCTGAACTGACTCCACATCGTGAGGAGCATCGGGCACCAAGGCCATGATGTCGAATCTGCTTTATCTGCCCAATTGGACCGTGACGAACGTCGAGATCGATGGCGATGGCGCTTACCAGATCGACGCGACCTATGACGTCGTGCCGGATCACTGCCTCGCATGCGGGCTGGCTGACCAGAAGCCGCACCGCTACGGCGTCAGCAGGATCAAGTTCGCGGACGCCCCAGTCCACGGCCGGCAGACCTTCATCAACGTCAAGCGACAGCGCTATCGGTGCCGCGACCTGGTGAACTGCAAGGCCACGTTCGTGCAGCCGCTGCCGGACATGGACGAGGATCGGCGGATGACGCACCGCTGTCGCGAATACATCGAGCGCCAGTGCCTGCTGAAGCCGAACACGCACGTCGCCGAGGATGTCGGAATACACGAGAAGACCATTCGTATCATCGGCAAGGCCCAGGCCGAGCGGCTGTCCGCCGCGCATGAACGCGGAATGCGTGCGCCGCGCATCCTCGGCATCGACGAACTGTTCCTGGCCGACGAGATGCGCGCCATCTTCGTCGACATCGAGACCAGTTGGCCGATCGAGATCCTGCCGAACCGCTGGCAGGGTCCGGTGACCAACTTCCTCATGAACCTGCGCGATCGGGAGAAGGTCGAGGTAGTCACGACGGACATGTGGCGGCCCTACAAGTCGGCTGTGCACTACGCGATGCCGCAGGCCGTCCTCATCGTCGACAAGTGGCACGTCATGCGCCTCGCGAACGACGTGATGGAAACCGCGAGGCGACGCTACCAGAGCCTGCTGACCAAAAAGGACCGCAAGGTGCTGAAGCGCGGCAAGTACATGTTCCTGCGCCGCCCCTATCAGCTGTCCGCCCGCGAGCTGCTCGACCTTGATGGCTGGCTGAAGAACACACCCGAGTTGCGCGGTGCCTATGAATGCAAGGAGGCGTTCATGGACATCTGGAAGGCCCGCAAGATGGCCACCGCGAAGCAGGCGCTGGACGCGTGGCGCGACAGCATTCCGCCACACCTGAAGGCACTTTTCCGCCCCGTCGTGACCGCGACTACCAACTGGGAGCCGGAGATCCTGAACTACTTCGGTCATGGCCGCTGGACCAACGCGCCGACCGAGGCGCGCAACCGCGTCATCAAGATGACCAACCGGCTCGGCTCTGGATACAACTTCGACAACATCCGCGCTCGCGCTCTGTTCGGCAAGCGTCCATCGCGAGTGAAGGCGGAGAAGGCCGCCGCTGCCGCTGCCCGCGCCAAGCTCGTCCAGTGCACCGAGTGCCTTGGCCTGTTCGAGCCTGCCATCATGCAGTGGCTCGACCGCGAGAAGACGAAGCGCGTGTGCCAAAGCTGCAACCGTTTCAACACGGCGAGATGGTTCGCAGATGGTTCGGCTTCAACGCCGAAATCCGAATAGCCGTAAAATCAGTCTCCGCCCAGATCCTTGTCGCTTGCGCCCAGCGTCATGGCCTCGCCGACCAATCCGGCTGCGCACGCCAGTGTGCCAGCCTGCGCCATTTGAGTTTCTTCCTTCAACGCTGCTAGCTTGGCGATGCCGCCTCCATCGAGTGCGTCTTTCATTTTGCCGGCGCTAGACCATTTTGCCAGATAGGCGTTCTCGCATACTTTCTTCGTCTCGGTCAGTTTGGAATGGGCGTCCTTACCAACCGACGGCGGCACGTCGATCGCGCGAATTGCCGATGGTGTGCCGAGGCACGCCGACTCCATCAAGGAGGCGGCCTGATAGACTCCCACGGCGTCATTGGCTGAGCCTGCCCTGGCCATGCTTTTCCCGGCAGCGTCGCAACCGGAAATGGAATCCATCATAGCCTTGTAGAAGGCAATTACATCGGCCTTGGCTGTAGGTGCCGGCTTCTCCGGTATGTCGCTCTTCTGGGTACCGTCACCCGACAAGGTGTAAGAGCAAAATCCTAGCAGCAGCACGAGGAGAAGGCAGCCGATGCCGGCCATGCGACTGTCCGATTTCGCCGCCTGTTTCGCTTGCGCAACTTCGTCGGGGGTGAATTCGGTCCTGCAATGCTTGCAGATCAGAGCGTCGGCCTTGATCGTTTCCTTGCACTTCGGGCATTCCCTTTCGCCCAACCCCGGCTTTTTTGCCATCAAGTCCCCCCGTCCGTTTGATCAGTCGTCCGGCCATTCCTCGTCCGGATAAAATTCCGGCGTTGGATCGACTTCCTCTGTGGTGGTCGAAAGCGGCGCGGCCATAGGCTCGTGCTGTATCTCAGGCACCTCGCCATCGAATGCTGCGCGGATCCACGCGCCTCGCGGTGACACGCCCTGAAACACCGCAGTCACTTCATGGCCGTCGCGCATGATTTGCCCGATCCGCCCGCACCGCTCGGCTGTCAGATAGCCCAGTTGGACGCCGCGCTCACTGAAGACGGCGATCGCGCGCTCGTCATGCTTGTTCTTAGGCTCGGGCCGCAGCTCGACCGGGTCGCCGGGCTTGCAAAGCAGGATCTCGAATTTTCGGTTTGACCCGTCGCGATTGGGATGGCGTACGCCCACCACCTCGAGCGACAGCGCTCGGAGCGGGGCAGGCGTCAACTCCATCAGAGGCTCTTCACTGCCGCGATCACGCGCCCAACGATGAAGAGCTCGCCGTCGCTGGCATATTCGTCGCGGACCAGCTGATTGTCGGAGCTGATGCGAATCCTCCCATCAGGCAGCGCCCGCAGGCGCTTGATCATGCCCCACCCGGAATAGACCACCGCCCAGATCATGTCGCCCATTTCGGGGCGCGTCTGCGATCGATCAATGATGACGACGTCCTGGTCATGGATCGTGGGCATCATCGAGTCGCCAATGCCCTTCGTCGTGCAGAGCATTTCCGGAGGCGAATTGGTGAATTGCCGGATCCACGCCCGGGCGAATTTCACCTTTTCCACCTCGACATGATCGGTGTCGAGGAAGCTGCCGCCCATGCCATATTTCAGATCGATGCTGTCGATCTCAACTAAGTCTTCATCGATCTCCGGCTCAGATGCCGTTGCGGCAATAAGCTGTCGCCCTTGGCCGCCTTCGTTGGTTTCGCCAGTCAGATATTCGGCAGTCGTGCCCAGCTCGCGCGCAATCTTGTGCGTGTGTTTCGAGCCTTGCGCTGGTTCATTCATCAACTTCCAGATGGCCGTTGCAGAAACGCCAACGCGACGCGCTAACTCGCTCTGGGATATTCCCCTCTCTGTCATCAGAGCGATGAGGCGGTCAGCGCGAAACACGCTTTGTTCCTTACAACTTTGGTAAAAATCAGCGAGGCAACTTTTCTTGTTGCGGGCACCTACAACTTTAGTTAAACAATCAACCATGGTTGAAACGCTCACCCCATTTGAGGCGCTGATGCTCGCGATCGACGAGCTTGGGTCTCAATCCGAATTGGCCCGCATATGCGGCGTCTCGCCAACAGCCGTTTGGAAGTGGGTGCAAAGCTCTAAGCGCATCCCGGCTGATTACGTGCTTCGCGTGGAAGCTGCGACTGGCGTGTCTCGTCATTGGCTGCGCCCCGATATCTACCCTGTTGATCTGCCGCCCGCGCCGACGCGCTTTCATGGCGTCGATCGCTTCCGGAGCAGCCGCATGAGCGGCCTAGATGCGCGGACAGGCCGCGTCTCCTTCAATGGCTCTGCAAAATTGAAGGGGGCCAGCCTGTGACCAAGCGCCGCGAACCTCTGACCTATCAGGCGACGCTCACCACTGTCGCCAACCTCATCGGGTGGGACCGTTGCGCAGCAATCTGCGGTGTCCGCTCGGAGCGCACCGTGCGCTACTGGTCAGATCCCGATTGCGAGACGGAAATCCGCATGATCGACGCCGAGCGGCTCGATCGTGCCTACCTCGATCATGGGGGTGACCATGCACCCTTTCATCGGCTGCATGCGCTCCGCCTCGACATCGCCGGCAGAGACGCCCCCGACCTCTGCCTGGCGGGCCTCGCCGGTGACGCCGCCAAGGAAACCGGCGAGGCCATAGCCGCCATGATTGCCGCTAGCACAGTCGGCGATCAGCGCAGCATCCGCCGCGCGAAGAAGGAAATTCAGGAGGGGATCGACAAGATGAAGGACGGCCTGGCCGCCGTCGAACGCCTGGAGGGGGATCAGCCGTGAACATCGACCGCCGTCCGACGCGCCCACTGATTGAAGCACCGCTGCAGTTTCGCACCAGCTCGGGCGGGGAGCGCGCAAAGCATAATGCGCTCATCACCTGCCCGAAATGCGAGGCGCCATGCTTCATCCGCCGCAGCGTCCGCGTGACCGAGCGCGTCAAGCATATCGACGCGCACTGCACCAACACAGGCTGCGGTCATACCTTCGGCCTCGAGCTGGTCTTTCGCCACTCCTACAATCCGGGCCTGCTCGAGCGTCCGGATCTCGATCTGCCTATCTGCCCGCGTGAGCAGGTGCCGCACGTCATGCCGCCTACGAGGGACGCGCCTGATGATCCCGACCAATTGACGATGTTCGCCGGCGGCTGATCCGCCGGCGCCGACCGCAACCGAAAACCGAAAAACGAATGACGGCCGCGCGGCGGCCGAGGGGGACGCTTTGCCTATCGATCTGCACCATCAACCAGCCTGCGATGGCTGCGGCGTCCGTTACCGGAGCCTGTTCGACTCCTTCATGAACGACCGCGGCTTTGTCCGCCTGTGCGGCGGTTGCGCCGAACCCGCGCGCGGACCGGCGCGCCCTTATCTCGGCCCCTATCCGATCAAGCGGGCGCTGCCCGCCCTGCGCCTGGTGAGCGGAGCTGCCGCCCGGTGAACCTGGAAGCGCAAATCCTTAAGGGCCTGACCGACCGCTTCCGCTTCCGGAAGCCAAAGGGCGCATGGATGCAGGAAGGGCAGTGCCCGAACTGCAAACAGTGGGAGCTCTACTGCTCGGCCACCAATCCCAAGATTGTCCGCTGCTCGCGGGAGGAGCGGTGCGGCTACGAAGCCAGTGTCCGCGACATCCTGCCCGATCTGTTCGAGGACTGGTCGCGCCGCTTCCCCTCGACCGACGCCAATCCCACGGCGGCGGCCGATGCCTACCTGCTGCATGAGCGCGGGTTCGATCTCCAATATCTGCGCGGATCCTACACCCAGGAAGTCTACCAGGATCATGAGAGCGGACAGTCGGGGGCGACCGTGCGCTTCCCGGTCGGCGACACCTGGTGGGAACGCATCATCGATCGGCCCGGTCGGTTCGGGAAGAAGGCGCATTTCAAGAAGGGCGGCAAGCCTGGCGGACACGTGTGGATGCCGCCCCGCCTGACGATCGAGGACTTCGCCAAGGCGGACCGCATCTTCTTCGCGGAGGGCATCTTCAACGCCCAGGCGCTGCACCAGGGCGCAGGGCTGCTCGCTGTCTCGGCCATGTCCTGCAACTATTGGCCCGAGCATTTCCTCGATCGCCTCAAGGAAGAAATCCGCGCCATCCGTCGCGCCACCCGGCCCGAGCTGGTGTTCGCCTTCGATCCCGGCGCCGCCGGCGTCAAATGGACCCGCAAGTTCGTCGACCGAGCCGCGCAAGAAGGCTGGCCCGCGTCCGCCATGCAGGTGCGGCCTGATGGCGAGGGGACCAGCCACGACTGGAACGACCTGTTCCTGCGCCACCAGCAATGGAAGGGCGATCCGGACAAGGCCCCGCTCTCCGAAGAGATGGTCGAGGACTATTGCTGGAATGGCGCGGTCACGATCGCCAAGACGCCCCGCGAAAAGGCCCGCCTGATCTACGACAAGAAGCTGCTCGCCAGCTTCGACTTTCGGCACGGCAACCGCATCTGGTGGTGCCGAAGCCAATGGAAGGAAGACGATCACCAATTGATCGTGGAAGAGATCGCGAACTGCGCCTTCCGCATGCTCTACCGCGAGCGGGACGAGATCGCCGACGAAACGAACTATTTCCTGCAGGTCGATTTCCCTGACCAGCCCACGGTGAAAGGGCGTTTCACCGCCGCCGCCTGCGCCAGCTCGGGCGAGTTCAAGAAGCGGCTGATGGATTTCGCCGGCATGTGGAGCGGGACGGGCGAGCAGCTCGATCGCCTGATGCGCGCGCAGACCCGCCGCCTCAAGGTGGTCGAGCCTATCCCCTTCACCGGCTATTCCGCCCCGCACCGCGCCTGGCTGTTCGGCGACTTCGCCGTGCGGGAAGGGCGGATCGAGAAGATCAACAGCGAGAATTATTTCGACTTCGGGCAGCAGGCGGTGAAACTCCGCAGCTCCGAACGCCTGCTCGACATCGCCTACGACGCGGACAGGATCGCGTTCAAATGGATCGATGATCTCTGGACCGCCTATGGACCCAAGGGGCTGGTGACGCTGGCCTTCTTCACAATGAGCTTCTTCGCGGTGCAGATCCGCGAGCGGCACAAGTCTCTGGGCTTCCTCGAGCTGACGGGGCCGCCCGGATCCGGCAAGTCCACCTTGGTCGAGTTCATGTGGAAGCTCGCGGGTCGCTCCGGTTACGAAGGCTTCGACCCAAACAAGGGCACCCCCGCCTTCATCGCGCGCAGCCTGCTCAAGGTGTCGAACCTGCCTGTTGGCCTGATCGAGGGCGGCCGCGACGATGAGAAGCGAACGGGGACGCGCCAGTTCGACTATAACGAGCTGCTTGTCCTCTACGGCGGGCGATCACCGCGTGGTCTGGGCCAGAAGTCCGGCGGCTACGAA